AGCCGATACCTGCGCATCCACGAGAAGCCAGCCACCAGCCGCTACTGGTTCGGCAGCCCCTGCCGGTACCTACGCACCCTCGACGCCGTAGTACACGTCTGGCTACCCGCAGCCACCGAAGAACGACACCCCCGGCTAGCCGCCTACCTCAGACGCACCAGCCCCAGATGGAAACCGCCCCGAATCAACCTACGCACACATCACAAAAATGACAGAACCGAAACTCACCCAACACAAACTCCTGCTCAGGATCATAACTACAAGGCCACGGATCACCGCAAGGCCCAATCAACCTATCGCCCTCGCCAGCAACGTACCCTCTCAACACGTCAACTACGGTAGGGACCGGAGCAGCCGGATCCGGCCTCTTCGGAAGCTCAATGGTGTCCCTAGCGCCCGCATCTAAAACGAAGCAACACAACTGAGACACACTCATGCCCTTCTCATCCGCCGCCTCCTGCAAAACATTTTTCAACCAAACAGGAACAGAAATGTGGAGCTTCGTCAAAGCATTACTATCATCCATCATTCATCCAAATTTTCCTCAAACTGATCAAGAGACTCCAACCCAGCCTCCTTCAACGCCATCAAACGAAGAAGCTCAGTCATCGACATGTCATACCCATCAGCAATATCCAACAACAAATTCTTCAACCGGGCATCCACACGAAACGACAAACCCGCAAACCCATCAACCGCACGCTTCGCCGGACGACCCGGCCCCCTCGGAAAACTCATATCAGACACAACAAACCTCCAAAATATATAAATAGTCTACCACAAACCCGGGGCAGAAGCATAACGGGTAAATGCACCGTCCTTATACGGCGGAGAAAGTGAGTTCAAGCCTCACCTGCCCCACCACAAGCCACTACAACACCCAATGGTATCCCCACTGTGACCACAACCACCCCCACACACCAAAACCAGCAAACCCCACCACGGTATACCAAAAGTTAGATAACCCCTAAAGGAGCAGACTCTGAACCGACGACCTCGAACGAGAACTCACCAAAACACGCAGCCGCTGGATGTAACAAACAACAACGCAAAAAGGGGGACCCCCACACGAGGGTCCCCCCTTTTACGTACCCAAACTATCGCAAACGAGACCCACAATCCAAACAAAACTCAGACCACGGATACGACTTCCGCTTCTCCAACGGATGCATACACGTAAACACCTCACGCCACCGAGCATCCGCCATCTGACGCAACCACTCAGAAACCGACAAACCATCAGCCTCCGCACACTCCTGCCACTGATCCCGCTGCGACTCAGAAACACGAATAAGCACCTGCTTATCACGCACCTCATCCACAGACCCCGCCACAGACTCAACCAAAGCAGCCTCAACAGCACCAACCGCCTCAGCCCGAGCAACCTCATCAGCCAACAACGTCTTCTTCAAATAATCACTAGACATCACAAATCCTCACTTTCATCAACAATCTCAGCATCAACAACATCCAAATCATCCAACTCAACCCTATCCTCCTCCAAACCACCACGCTCCTCAACACTAGACAAAATATCCCCAACAACACCCTCATCCAAAACCCCAGACGAAGCCATCAACTCCAACAACTGCAACGACTCCGCCTTCGCAGCCTCCCCCGTCTCCAACACCTCACCACCAGCAGCACCAGCCAAACTACTCCGAACATCAATGGTATCCCCACCACCCCCATCCATCTGCAACTCAACCACAGCACGCTCCACATTCATACCCAAAAGCTTCGCACGACGATCCATAATACCCAACACCGTACGAACAGCGTTCTGATCCGGCTCCAACATCACCTCAGAACCATCATCTAACACTTCCCGACGGAACTGAGTCAACGGCCACAGGCCCTTCTGAAGCTCATCTAACCTCTCCAGCTCCAACCTAAGCACCTCAGGATACGAAAGAAAAGCCTCACTATTAAGCCGACCCAACTGCCGCCGAGTAGCAGCAGCAACAGAAGCCGCCGTCATATCAAAACGACGAGCAATCTCCTGATTCGACAAACCCGACTTCTTCAAACCAAAAATCCGGGCATCCCGCTCAGCCAAAAACTCTCTCGACAGCCTATTAGAATCAACCATAACAATACTGTATATCCCCCAGCTATACAACCACAGCAACTATTGCCGATACAAACGAGACCAAACCTGAGCCAACGTAAACCGCTCCGCACGAACCCCACGCCTCTGACCCTCCGCAGCCAACTGCCTAGGAGTCAACCCAGCCCACACACCATGCTGATCCGAAACCGGAAACTCCAACGCATACTCCAAACACTCCCTACGGACCGGACACGCCCTGCATAAACGTCGTGCCTCACTAATGTAGGAGAGGTCTTTGTGTTCTTTGGGGAACATGAGATGTGTTTTGTTTCGGCAGTTTGCTTGGTTGGTCCAGTGGGGTTTTGGGGTGTTTTTGGGGGGTGTTTGTGTGTCTGGTTGGGGGTGGTGTGGTTGTGTATCGGTTGTGTGGGTTTTGGTTAGGTGGTGGAGGGGGTTTCGCATTTTGGCCTTTCTTATACTGTTGGTGGGTAGTATTAGTAGGCTCTTTGGTTGTTAGTTTAGTTTGGGTTTGGGGGGTGTGTCAAGTGGTTACCGGTCTCGTAGGGTTAGGTCTATCAGCATCATGAGGACGATTGCACCGAATACGAGTGTGTATGCTTTTACTACAGGGTCCATATCGAGTGTTTCTGTATAGTGTAAATGGGTGCTTTGGTGGGTTTTTGTATCGTGGAGGTGTTTAGCGGTCGTTTATTCGGGGTGGGTTGTTTACTTTCTTGAGGATAGGTGGGCTTGGACGTAGGCTTCGTAGAGTCCGCAGAGGAGGTCGTCTAAGTCGCTTAGTCCTTGTGTGAGGAGGGTCCATATCTCTTCTTGTACGAGTTTTTCGATCTTTTCTCGGTCTTCGGGGGTGGCTTCGGTGAGTAGCCAGCGGTAGGTGGCGGAGTCTGGGCTGTTCCTTTTGAGTTCGGTTTTAGCAAACTTTTCCATCTGTTCGCTGCTAAGGCTGATGGTTACGATGGCGTTGTCGGGTTCGTATTCGAGGGGTAGTTCGTGTGGTTCATGAATGCTTAGCATGGTTATGCTCCTTTGCTGTCCAGGCGAGAGCTTGTCTGCCGGAGGCGTTGACGAATGTGAGCTGGGTTCCTGTGGTTTCATCGACTGCAGGGACGATAAGTTCGTGTTTTTCACGTAGGGTTCGGACTTGCCTTCGTGCTGTCTCGGTGCGGGGCATGAGACCTGCGTCTACTGCTGCGAGTGCGATCTCGTCGTCGGTGGCTGGGCCGTGATCCGTAAGCCAGTTGAGAATCCAACGGTGGCTGTCTTTTAGTTCTAGCGAAATGGACTGAGCCGCAGCCTTTGACGTTTCTGGGTCGGTGGAGCGGGCTAGTTTGTGAGCGTCGTAGTCTAGGGTAAGCTGGTGCTGTTCGTGCGAGTAACTACTCATGTGTTTGCTTTCTCGGGTTCTTGCCAAATGATACGAGTATGGCAGTCTTCTATGAAGAAATGGTTATCTACGATGGGGGCCGAGATACCGATCAGGCCGTATGTGCCCTCATATGCAGCTATTCTAGCGCCCTCAATTTGGGCTAGCAACCCTAACTGGTCGGTTTCTTTGATGATCGTTCCGTCGGTTTTGTCTGTAATTTTGACGTATTTGCGGTCGGTATCTATGTACCAGTAGTTGTCTCCGGCAGTGAATTCGTAAATCATCGGGGGGTGTTACCTACTGTTCTGATGAAATTTCTGGTTTCGGTCATATGGTAGTAGCCGCTCCGTAGAGCTTTATACGTGGGTTTGATGCTTAAAATCATGAATACTGCCGCCGCCGTACCCCACAGGGTACGCTCTTTCCACACCGGACGAGACGGTCTTGTTTCTAACTTAATTGTCTTCATGTTGGTTTTTTGGTACCCGGGGGAAGATGGCATCCGCACGGACATAGGGGCCTCGCTTTTCTCTTCTCTTTGTCGTAAAGTTTACCTCCCACACACTCTGTTCCGGGCGGAACTTTACAAACATGGTTAGTATTTTTACGACGTTTAGCCACTAGTTAAATCCTCAAATTTGGTCCATTGAGTAGGTCTTTTCTTCGATCTGTTCCCATGTTTCATCCAGCCGAGCAAGCCTCTCTTGGAAGGTTCTATTCCATTCTGAGAGGTCTTTTTCTAGCTGCCGAACCAGCCAAACGTTAGCAATGATGGCGGATGCGATCAACGATAGCATGACGGTGACTAGAATCATGTCTTTTTTCGTCTTTCGATAGGGAATTTACGGGTAAATTTAAACCGCTTAGCCTTGTTCCGCATGGAAGTTCTGAGCGTATAGGGGATGAAATCGTCGCCTCGGCGGGCTTTCATGAACCCTGAATTGCTCTGCTGCCTCATACTTTTACGGGAAAAATAGTCCAATAACGACACCAAAAGGTTAGCTAACGCTACCTTCATCAGTATGTTGCCAGGGTAAACAGCAATAAACAACAGCAGCACAGGTGTGGATAGCTGCCATCGTAAGAAGTAACGTAAGAATTGCCTCATAAATTACAGTTCCTCATCCGACGATAGGGTCAGCGAACGGGCCGACTGCATCAAATCGAGCAGCCCGTTCTGCATATCGGCGGCTGAAACCACAGTGTGGCCCGCAACCTGCTTCAACATATCCTCAATTTGAGAGATAAAGTCGGTGACATCCATAGTTGAATCAGTCATTTCTATCCTTTGGTAGTGGCTTGACGTACTCGCCGGGAGGCTGAGTAATCAAACCGATGAACGGTTGCGAGAATGTATATCCCTCAAACGGGTCTTCGCCGTAACGTAGCTTACGTAGCCACTTCTTAAACTTCTTCATGTATATACTGATTCTACTTACGAGATCTCGATCTCAATCGGCTGCTGCTCTTCCGGAATAACCTTCTCTACATTGATACTCAGCAAGCCGTCAGCCATCGACGCAGACATGTTACGAAGTGTAACGGAGATAGGTGCTAGTTGGGGGGCGACCCCTTCACACTTGCCGTGGGACTAGCTGCTCCACGTCCACTACACTTGTACGCATGTAGTGGTCATAATGCTAAGCCGTACAGCCTCCAGAGAAAAGACTGGCAAAGTCTTACGGTGTGAACTGCCATCCACCCGCCTCAACGCCACCTCCCCACCGAAGTGGGGAACGCTCTGAGCCTAAAGCCTATTTAACGTCGCTCAGACGACGGTACGATCATCGGGTGGTACCGACAACCTCGCCCCACGCCATGCCCTTGTTGGCACGGCTGTTCGCCTCACGGACCCAAGCGGTAGCTGCCGGGTTCAGGAAACGATCGTACTTACGGTTGCCCTGCAGAGAACGAATCTCACGGGGCGACATACCGGCAGCGTGCAGCGCATTACCGATAAGGCCACGAGGATGACGATACGTCACCATCTTCGAGGAACGGTTACGGGCCGTCGGGGCACGCTCCGCAACCTCAGTAGCCGCCTGAATAATTGCCTTCTTCGTAATCAACATAATCTCCTTTGTTTATCGTTGACTGTGGGTATTATACCAGCCTCGGCGCAGTGTGTCAAGGCCAGACTCTAAAGAACGTCCACTCACCATTCTCATCAGTGTAGTAAACCCTCTTGATTCCATGCTCCCTAATCGCTTCCATGCAACGAGAACAAGGCTTAGCAAGCGCCAAATTGCCGCTCCGAGTAACACGAGCAACAAACAACCTAGCACCCCGAGTATCACCAGCATTCCGCAAAGCATCCGCTTCAGCATGAATAGAACAATGGAAATGCTTAGAGTCCTCCACAACGGAAGGATCGTTCTTCACACGATTAAAACCCGTGGAAAGCACAGAACCGCCTCTCCATACAACAGAGCCTAGACGCCACTTATCATGATCAGACTTTTCGGCAGTGGCGACAGCAATTGTCCTCGCCGTATTACTCACTGTAATGCTCAATAAGATTCTCTAAAGCATCCGTAATGAAACGGGTAACACTTTGCTTAATAATTGCATCAGCAAGATCGCCGTCAATTACAGCAATTTCTTTACCTGAACCGTCTGTAATGCAGATAGCGTTAGCATCAGAAATGATCTTGATTGCTTCACATATTGCATCAGCGTGAACTCCAGACACTACCTGAGCATAACGAATCTCATTTAAAAGTTTAACTACAGTGTTATCGTCCATGATGCTCCTTCATTCCCAGTCCCCGTCAGTGTTGAGCAGCCACGTCATCAGAATAATGATTCCGATAGCGCAACCGATTCCAAAAGCGTGCCAGTGATTCATACCGTCATTTTAGCACACGCACATAGGCACGTCAAGACTAGTGCTTGTTCAACACCTCGTTAGCGTACTCGGCAAACTCTGACGCATCATTCTTAAACCAGAACGGGAACACGGCGTGGATAAGCAGCATAAAGCCAATCACAATAAACTCTACAGCAAAACCTGCGGCGAACAAGAAATGATCGCCGTATGTCATTTTATTTGACTTCGGGTGATCCGTAAACTTTTGAGAAAAAGCCTTCATCTTTGCGTCCTGATTCTTTTACCTCAACTTCTTTTGGGGTTTCGACTTGTTTAGAAACCAGCTTAATAGCGGGACGTTCACCCAGCATTTCTTCAGGTAAACTATCCCACCAGTCAGGCATGTTACATCTCTTTCGTTTCCGTGTTCAAGAACGAACCCAAATCTTTCTGAAGCTGCTCTAACGGCCTAGCGCCTTCGAGCTTCTCTACTATTTTACCATCAACAAATACAGCTAGTGTAGGAATGCTGGTAATATCAAATCTTTCCATCAAGAGAGGAGCGTAGTCTACTTCTACTTTTACGACCTGCATTTCGTCAGCGTACTTGGCTGCGAATTCGTCAAGCACCGGAGACTGCATAGCACACGGGCCGCACCAGTCTGCCCAAAAGTCAACGAGCACCGGCTTAGCAGATGTTGAAATAATGTTTTCAAACTGTTTCTCGTCTACAGGTACAGCGTACCCTTCAGCCAGTACTACTCTTTTTGATGGTTCTTCATTTCTTCGCATGTTTATATCCTACCATTTATATACTTACTCAGCAAGTCAAGACTTACCTACTTTGGGCCACTCTTTCCAACGGCTTAATGAATGCGAATCAAAATACTTCTTAGTTGTATCATGTACCGGCATAACTTCATCCCTATCATACAGAATCAAATCAATGCTAGACGCAACAAACACTTCCTCGACCTTAGAAAGCGCCGGACGGTTTTCCCGAATACCATACACAATCCTGACGCCGCTGTTCGCAATAAGCTTAGCGCACTCAAGGCAAGGCTCTCCATTCACATACATCGCAACACCGCCCATGCGGGCACGGGCGTTAAAGTCGCTGTGGAGCAACGCATTAGCTTCAGCGTGAACAGCGATGCAGTCACTGTAGTCAGATGACTTATGATCGCTTCCTGCAAGAGCACGAGGACATGCGCCTTGATTGCAATGAGCAGCGCCCCGAGGAGAACCGTTGTAGCCTACGCCAAGAACAAAACCTTCAGAGTCAACAATGATAGCCATGTACTGGCTTTTAGAACAGGTAGAGAAAAGCTTGGCTCCCTGATCTGCCCATTGTAGAAACTTAAAATCTTTTTCACTCATGCTCGTGATCGTGATGGTGGCCGGGGCCGTGGTAGTTAGGAAGGTCCTCTTCATTGAAGTGATCGTGGAAATGCTCTTGCATCTCATCAGGACGATGAACCAAATGATTCATGTCTTCCTGCATGATAAACGTGGTGACTATGTACTTGTCTTTATCAAACGAAATCTCACCACGGTGGGGGTACAGCCAGTGACACGGAAAAATAAGCACCCTCCCTGCTACGGGCTTAACGGAAAGCTCCTGACGGGTGAAGGTAGTTTCTCCACCTTCGTCAACGTCGTTAAGGTAAACAATGACAGCCAGCATTCTGTCAAATGAACTGCCGAACGGCCCACCGTCGATATGTTCGTCGTACTTGCCGTGGCCAACATCGTATTTTTGAAACTGGTAACCCATGTCTTGTAATGGGAAGCACTGCTGGCTTAGCCCTGGGTACTGGTTGACGTAATGGTTAACGCACTTTACCAGTCCGGCGTGAATGTCTTGTTCAGACCAGCCTCCTCCCATGGAGTACAGTTCGTCTCCCATTGCGGCAGAGATGTTCATGTCAGTTGAGTTTTTGATAGATTGATCCACCCCACCGACCATTTTACCGGGGTTCAGAACTTGCATTTCTTCTAGTCGGTTCCAATGACGTTCGACTAGATCAATAATGTTCTGACATGCGGCCTTGTCTACAACATCGTCGTAAATTCCGATGCCTGACCACCGCCCTAGCGGAAACTCTATATTCACGATCCGTTTCCCGTTGGCATGAAGCCAATGTTGGGTGATTCAATAATTAGTGGAACAAGCCAATCTTCTACAATCGTTCCTGTAATGTCCGGCGGGGCGTCTGCTACCTGGGCATTCGCATCGCCTTGCAAATACTTCTGGACTTTGTTCGGAGGCACGTTCGTCCAAATCCAATCTCGCACGTCATCTGGCATCTCTAGCTCTGCAAGCATTCTAGTAGCAGTACTAGCCATGGGTTCGGTTGAGCCGAAATGTTGGCGCACGATCTCCCATTCTAGCATCAAGCGAAGAATTTCTTGTAGCGTCCGTGCTGATACAGAATGACGGTCGGCTACAGTATTGCTTTCGGCAGTAGCGTTTGACGACTCAAGATACACAACCTGTCCACCGGCTACAGGGGAACCAAACACTGAACTAATATGCGTAAGTTCATAAAACAGAAGATGGTGACTGCCTGTTAAGGGATCAGCCGCAGTGGATGCTCCGCAGTTACATTGTTCAGTAATTTCGTTCCAAACATGCAACCCCTTCGGGCCATACTGATTGGTGCCAGCATCACAACGCTGATGAGTATTACCATCAGCATCAACAACTTCTTCTAGCTCCACATCAGCAATCAAAGATGTGAAAGAAAACAATCCCTTGGTGTTGTCAATGGTCCACGTTGACCCATCTTGTGTAATGGTTCTAGCAGGCAACTTGTTGTAGTAACCTACTCCACCAAGGTGCTCGGAATGTTCTGAAAATGACACGATAAATCCCTTTTAGGTCTTGATAATAAACAGGAACGGTTCTACGTTTATCGTAGTCGAAACTGTTGCAGATGTCAATGCGTGATTGTGGTTAGCAGACTGGTTACCGGCATTTGACGTAATCGTATGATTGTGATTAGCAGACTGGTTACCTGCATTCGACGTAATCGTATGGCTATGATCAGCAGACTGATCACCTGCGTTAGCATTATGGGCGTGACCAGCGTTCGCATAGTTCGTGTTCACAGTGCCAGAGTTGAAGTTATGAGAGTGCGACGCATTCTGGTTATTCGTGTTAGCGTTTGTGTTGCTGCCGTTCGACTTCGCATAACCGTGCGTGTGAGAAGCGTTCTGGTTCGTTGTGTTAAAGGTCTTAGACCACGAATGGCGGTGGTTAGCGTTAGCGTTAGCAACCGTAATCGTATGCGAATGATCCGCAGACTGGTTGCCAGCGTTAGACGTAATCGTATGGCTATGATCAGCAGACTGATTACCTGCGTTAGACGTAATCGTATGCGCATGATCCGCAGACTGATCCCCCAAAGCCAACGCATTCAACGCAGAAGAACCACTAACCGTAGTACCATCAGCGTTACCGCTCGCAGCAATACCAACAGGAACAAGCGCCGAAGTTCCAGGCAGATTAAACGTGGTAGAACCATCACCCGTACCATAACGGGTACTGATCGCCGTAAACAAGCTAGAATAGGTTGTGCGAGAAACCGCCGACCCGTCACACACCAGCCAACCCGAAGGTGCCGTACCGCCACCATACATGACTACAGTACCCGCAGGAATAGTTGTGCCGCCAGACTGATCCTGCCACGTAACCGTACCAGAACCATTCGTTACCAAAACCTGATCTAAAGAACCGTC